CTATTAAGGGCGCAACAATCAATGATGTTGCTCCTGAGTATGATGCTATCGCTGCTGGTAATTATCCAATCGCTCGTAAGCTTTATGTCTATTTCAAGGGATCACACTTTGAATCAAATCCAGACTTGAAGAAGTTTATGGATGAGTATCAGAGCGACGAGGCTATTGGCGAAGAAGGCTATTTGGCTGAGAAGGGTCTTATCCCACTTAAGTAACACTTGACAATCTGGAGAGGATGATATATACTATCATCTTCTCCTTTCTTTATAGGTATATTATGAAACTCGTTATTGAAAAATCGGTGGTCGTTGTTACCCCTACAATAGGTTCAGCAAAACTTGCTGATGCTGTTGAGAGCGTTGCCAATCAGACATATAAAAATCTCACACATCTTTTGGTTCTAGATGGAACTGAACATCTAGAACGTTTTAATAAAAATCTTGTGCACCAAGATAAGGATCATTGGAATCTTCAATTCATGTTTTTGCCTTGGAACACAGGTAAAACCGGCGGCAATTTCTACGGGCATCGCATCTATGCTGGTGTTCCTCATTTTCTCAATGCTGATTATGTCTTTCTTCTTGATGAAGATAATTGGTATGAACCTGATCATGTGAGAACTCTTGTAGAGGTGCTTGATCGCGGTAACGATTTCGCATACTCATTCCGCAAGATATACTCTCCCGACAAAACATATATCGCAGACGATAACTGTGAAGCCTTAGGTAGATGGCCGATTTACTTCACTCACAAAGATCCACAGTATCTTGTAGACACATCTTCGTTTGCTTTCAATACAAAATTCCTACAGAAGACTTGTCATCTCTGGCATTCTGGTTGGGGCGGTGATCGCAGATATCTTTACAGCGTATTAGCTCAAAATCCGAAGTGGGATACAAGTCATAGGCATACTCTCTGTTATAGAACAGACGCGAATCCAAATTCTCCTGATGCTGATTTCTTCATCAAGGGCAACGAACAGCAGCTTGAACATTATAAGGGTAAACTACCATGGTTGATTTAAACGTTCTACATAATTTGATATACGCTGTTCAATCAGCGCCAAACATCCTTCTAAAAAAGAGTGAAGAACTTGAGTTTGTTGGACACTGCTTAATGAATGCAAATGAAACAATATCACAAAACTATCAGGATGTTTTCGTATTATATCAAACAAAGTACAAGAGAGATGGATACTTTGTTGAGTTTGGTGCAACAGATGGAAAAATTATAAGCAATTCTCTTCTACTAGAACAAAAGTATGGATGGAAAGGCATTCTAGCTGAACCCAATCCTGTATGGCATAACGATCTTTTTAAAAACAGAACTTGCAATATATCAAAAAAGTGTGTATACTCTGAAACAGGTAAGGAAATTGAATTCATCGCTTCCGATACTCCAGATATTTCTGGGATCAAGGAGTTTGCATCAAAAGATGAACACACGGAAAATAGAAATAGAGGCAAAACTATTTTAGTTCCTACTATTACACTTACTGATTTGTTGGACGAATATTCTGCACCAGAAAACATTGACTATCTGTCCATTGATACTGAGGGCAGTGAATTTCATATTCTCAAGTCATTCTTTGATGGACCTAAGAAGTATGATATACATAACATAACTGTTGAACATAATCATATCAATGAAGATAGAACAAATATATTTAATCTTCTAGCTGCTAACGGATACAGAAGAAGATTTACCGCTTTCTCAAGATGTGACGATTTTTACACAAAGGCAATATAATATGGGTAAAGACTTAATTATTGGTGGCGCTTCTGGCTACACATGGGATCAACTAAAATACTGGGTCAATTCAATTCAGCTTTCTGGTTTTGCTGGCGATGTTGTTTTGGTTGCAACAAACATTACCAAAGAGACAATCGATAAGCTCACAAGCAAAGGTGTTATTCTTGAACTGTATGGCAATAGGGATGCTGATGGCAACTTTACAGCACACACAAATGGTGCGCCTCATGTAGAACGCTTCTTCTATATCTGGAACTATATCAGACAGAATCTAGATTTATATGATTTCGTGATCACGACTGACACGCGCGATGTTGTGTTTCAGCAGAATCCCTCTTCTTGGCTTGATGAGATGATCTTCTCTGGTCGTGAAGCTATTGTTGTAGCTTCTGAGGGAATGAAATATGAAGACGAGCCTTGGAGTGATAACAATTTATTAGAAGCTTTTGGTCCATATTTCCATAGCATATATAAGTCAAATCCAATTTTCAACGTTGGTACTATTGCGGGCGAAGCTGCGTACATTGTTGACTTACTATTCTTGATCTTCCAGTTGTCTATCAATAGACCTATTCCAATTGTCGATCAGGCTGTATTCAATATTATTCTTCAACAGAAGCCATATAAGGATATTGTTAAGTTCTCATATAACTCTGATGGGTGGGCAATTCAGCTTGGTACAACAATTGAGGCTGTAAAGTCCGGTGCTGGTGATATCGGCATGAGTGTGGCACAGAATCCATCAAACATGATTCTGTATCAAGCTAAGTATTTTGATGAGCAACCGCGACTAACTGCCGACGGTTATGTTGAGAATGAAAAAGGCAATAGATTTGTAATTGTTCATCAGTATGATCGGGCTCATGCTTGGAGAGACAAGATTATGGAGAAGTATAATGACTAAGAAGACAGCATTAGTATTAGGCGCTGGTGGATTTATCGGCAATCACATGGTCAATAGACTAAAGAGTGAAGGCTATTGGGTTCGTGGGGTAGACTTAAAGCATCCCGAATTTGGCAAGTCTGAAGCAGATCATTTTGTCATTCGTGATCTACGTGATCCAATCAATACTCAAGAGTTGATTGGTTGGGCAGGTAGCAATCGTGGGCCTCATCAGACATGGGCTAGACAATTTGATTTACCGTTTGATGAAATCTACCAGTTCGCTGCTGATATGGGCGGTGCTGGATATATCTTCTCAGGCGAGAATGATGCAAACGTAATGCATAACTCGGCCACTATCAATCTGAATGTGCTTGATGCTGTGCGTGATATGAACGAATCATACAAGATCAACAAGACTACCATATTCTATTCATCTTCAGCTTGTATGTATCCCGAACACAATCAGTTAGATCCAGATAATCCTAACTGTGAAGAGTCCTCTGCTTATCCTGCTAATCCAGATTCGGAGTATGGTTGGGAAAAGCTATTCAGTGAGCGTCTTTATCTGGCATATAATCGCAACTATGGTATACCTGTTCGCATCGGTCGTTTCCATAACATCTATGGACCAATGGGAACATGGAAAGGCGGCAAAGAAAAGGCACCTGCTGCTACATGTAGAAAAGTCATCACAGCAGATGTGGTAGTTGGTGTTTGGGGCGATGGTGAACAGACACGTTCATTCCTTTACATTGATGATTGTATTGATGCTGTTCGTCTAATGATGGAATCGGATTTTATGGGCCCAGTAAATATTGGTTCAGAAGAAATGGTAACGATCAATCAACTAACGCAGATGGTCATGGATATACGAGGCAAGAATCTTGCTATATTTCATCAACCCGGACCACTGGGCGTCCGTGGTCGCAACTCACACAATAGATTGATTGAAGAGAAGCTTGGATGGAAACCTAAGTATTCGTTGAAGGACGGTATCACTTGGACATACAACTGGATTGAGGAACAGGTAGAAAATGACAAAACCAATTCTTAGACTTGGATTCACAGACACTTTTGAATCGATCATTATCTTCTTCACCGACATTTTATCCGAAGATTATGAAATTGTTCGTGATGATATAAATCCTGATTATCTTATATTCTGTGACAGAAATTTTGGCAATAACAATGTTAATTTTAATGATAAGAAGTGTATAAAGATTTTCTATACGGGCGAGAACGAAAGACCAAATAACTATCACTGTAATTATGCTATTTCATTTGACCATATAGATAATGAACAACAGTATCGTTTACCGCTCTATGTTCTATATGATCATCTCAATGGTAAAAGAGGAGATGTTACAACCACTAAAACTGTAGACAGAGATCCATTCGATCTTATAAAGAAGTTTAAAGACAAGTTTTGTTCCTTTGTGGTAAAGAACGGCGCTTGTCAAAAAAGAAATTATTTTTTCCAACGACTAAATGAGTATAAAAAGGTTGACAGCGCCGGGCCTTTGTTTAATAATGTAGGGTACATTCTTGAACGTGGTGAAAACTCTGGAATAGCAAAGATGAACTTTTTGAAGGACTATAAGTTCAATCTTTGTTTTGAAAATTCCAGTTATCCTGGATATGCTACAGAGAAGCTTTACGAAGCTTACATGTATGGAACAGTTCCGATCTATTGGGGTAGCACAACGATTGAGTGTGATTTTAATCCGAAGGCTTTTCTTAACTGGCACGATTATCAAGATGATGATGCTTTCTTTGAAGCTATCGTCAAAGTCAATGAAAGTCCAGAACTATATGAACAGATGTATATGGAACCACTGTTCCATAGTTGGAAAGAACCATACAACAAGTATCTAGACATGGATCGTTTTCGTGGTTGGTTTAAGAAGAATGTTTATAAAGGCGTAATAAATGGCTGATAATCTTATAATAACACCTGTCGGTATTCCATTGATCTTTGATGATCGATATGATAGAGAGAATCATTGGAGATATACTGACAAGGCAGAACGCAAGTATGAAACTCTTGCAGTAGTCTACAACGATTATGTACCGGAACCAAATACATATGATCATATTCTACATATGAAAGGTCATAAATGGCAGATCATTCGTCAACTACCTAAGATGTTCGACTTCTCAAAGTATAATTATATCGGCTGCATAGATGACGATCTTGTTACTACAATTAAAGACTTCAATGAAGGATTTGAATTAGGAAGTAAATACAATCTTCCTTTCTGGCAACTTTCAGTAGTTGAAGGAACTTCTTATCAATGTTGTGCGTATGATAGTGAATGTGATTTCTCTGAAACAAATTTCATAGAGATGGGCACTCCTGTTTTTAGAAACGATATGTTTTTTAAGATTCTGGAGTTCTTCAATGAACTTGACATTGAAGTTGGTTGGGGAGTAGATAAAATGTTCTGTGAAGTTTTACAAACTCCAGGATACGTTATTCATTCTGCGAACATGTACCATCCACCAAATAATGTAAAACCCTCATACTATGATCAAAAAGAAGCGATGAGAGAGATGAACTATATGATTAGTGAAGTGTACCCTAAAATTATGCGTGATAAATACAAGCGAGATGATTGGCAATTCATTGACTCTCAAGTGACATTTAGAAAATTTAAGATAGCGAGGTAATAATGAGTAAGAGAGTTTTAATCACCGGTGGCGCAGGCTTCATCGGCCATCACATCATCGATCTATTCCTGCAGAAGACGGACTGGGAAATCGTATCGCTTGATCGCTTAGATTACTCAGGTAATCTTAATCGTTTAGATGATGTTGTTAAGCGTTATCCGCCTGAAGTTCGTAAGCGAGTGAAGATTGTTTGGCACGATCTAAGAGCTGAAATCGCAGACATTAATCGCAATCTAATTGGCGATGTGAATATCATTCTTCATTTGGCAGCGGCATCTCACGTTGATCGTTCTATCTCTCATCCTATGGAATTTGTTATGGACAATACAATCGGTACTGTTCATCTACTAAACTATGCGAGAACGCTAAAGAACCTCGAACGTTTGATCTATTTCAGCACTGATGAAATCTTTGGTATTGCACCTCCCGGTGTTGCATACAAGGAACGTGATCGCTACAACTCAACTAATCCGTACTCAGCTTCTAAGGCCGCAGCCGAAGAGTTCTGCGTTGCGTATGAGAACACTTACAAGCTTCCTATCTTCATCACACATACTATGAACGTCTTCGGTGAACGTCAGCATCCAGAGAAGTTCATTCCTATGTGTATTCGTAAGATTCGTGACGGCGAGAAGATTTTCATTCACTCGGATCATACGAAGACTGTTCCTGGTTCACGATTCTATGTTCACGGTAAGGACGTGGCCGATGCTATGCATTTCTTGCTTAATCTAAATGAAGATCAGCTTAAGAAGATTTATGAACCTGACTTTGGTGGTGCCAAGTGTCCTAAGTTCAATGTTGTGGGTAAAGAAGAGATTGATAACCTTTCTCTAGTTAAGTACATCGCAAATGCTGTAGGTAAAGATCCTGTCTATGAACTGGTAGATTTCCATTCATCTAGACCTGGTCATGATCTCCGCTATGCATTGTCTGGTAACTACATGCGTGAGCTTGGTTGGGAACCAAAGTTCACACTTGAAAATCGTATCAAGGAAGTAGTTGATTGGTCACTCGCTAATAAAGAATGGATTGAACTATAATGATGTTCGCAGAGAAGAATGATGTTGAATTGAAAGAGTGTTTAGCTTGTGGTTCTAATGACCTTAAGCTAACTCTCGATCTTGGCTTTCAACCTCTAGCTAATAGTTATCGCAAAGATAAGTCTGAATGGTTGGAAATGTTTCCTTTGGCCGTCAATCTTTGTAAGAACTGTTATCACGTTCAATTAACACATGCTGTTAATCCAGACTTGATGTTCAAAGACTATCTTTATGTATCTGGTACATCCAAAACCATGAACGATCACTTTGAATGGTTCGCTCGGTACTCAAAAGAGTATTTCGAGACATTATCAAATGAGTTTCTTGATACCGTATTAGATATTGGCTGCAATGATGGATCACAGCTTAACTATTTTATTTCCGATACAGTTGAAACATATGGTGTTGATCCTGCTGAGAACCTAGCATCAACTTCACGCGCGAAGGGGCATGATATCCATGTTGGATATTTTGACGAGTCGTTTGTAAAGACTGCTGGTATGTATGCTATCGTCATTGCTCAAAACGTGTTTGCTCACAACTATGATCCTTTAACTTTCTTAAAGAATGCTAAGGATGTTATGGCACGAAACTCGCTATTGTTCATACAGACTTCACAGGCCGATATGATCCGTAATAATGAGTTTGATACCATCTATCACGAACACATCTCGTTCTATAATATCAACTCAATGAATGAACTATGTAAGAGAGTCGGTCTCAATCTTATTGATGTGATCAAGTGTCCTCTTCACGGAAATAGTTACATTTTTGTTATTTCTAAATATGCTTCACGCTCGGCTAATATTGAGAACTTGATTGATATGGAACGCAAAGCAGGTCTACTCACAGATTCTACATATGAGAAATATGCTTATGAGTGTAGCAGTGTTGCTCATGATTTTAAAGACGCTATTGATAGGGTTAAAAGCACAAAACACAAGATTATTGGTTATGGCGCTGCTGCAAAAGGTATGACATTGCTCAACTATTCAGGAATCTCTTTTGCGGAAATGGATTATATTATTGATGATAATCCTCTGAAACAGGGACTCTACACACCTGGTTCCAGTATTCCAATTGTGTCGTCCGATATTCTTTCTACATTAAGTCCATCTGATAAGGTAGTATTTGTTCCTCTCGCGTGGAACTTCTTTGACGAGATCAGAAGCAAGATCAAATTAAAAAGAAACAGTGAGAATGATCTATTCTTAAAATATTTTCCTAAAGTCGAGTATGTGAGAAATGACTAGATCGGATGATGAACAGATTTACTTTCTTGAAATGACAACTATATCACATGCACAGATTATTAGGAAGATTAGAAACGAATGTAAAGATTATATGACCAGAAGCTCTGAATACATAACAGAAGAGCAACAAGAAAAATGGTTCAATAATCTAGATGCAGATACTACCAAGGTATATCTAATGTATTCCTCTTTTCATGGTGTAGTATTCGAGACACTAGGTTTTGGATACTGCAAAAATGATGATAATGAAACATATCTAACTGGCGGATTGAAAGAAGCTTATAGGGGTAAAGGTTATGGTAGAATGCTCTTTTCTCATCTATTAGAACAAGCTAAGACGTTCAATATGCCAGTTACACTTGAAGTATTGAATACAAACACTAAGGCCGAAAACCTATACAAGAGTTTAGGCTTTGTAGAGATAAGTAGAAATGATAAAGTAACAAAAATGGAGTACAGAATATGATTCCACTGTTTAAAGTGAGAATGTCAAAGAAGGCACCGACTATAGTAAAAGAAGTATTGAATAGTGGCTTCATCGCACAAGGTCCTAAAGTTGAAGCTTTTGAAGATGCCTTAAAGATTGAGTTAAAGACAGATACCAGACCTGTAACAGTAAACTCTTGTACAACCGCAATCGATCTTTCGCTTGAACTTTGTGGTGTTGGTCCGGGCGATGAGGTAATTTCTACTCCTCAAACTTGCTTTGCATCTCAAATTGGCGCTATTCATCGTCATGCAAAGATCCGTTGGGCAGACATTGATCCCGTAACAGGTTTGATTGATCCAAACAGTGTGAAGAAACTTATCACTTCTAAGACTAAAGCAATCATTGCAGTAAATTGGGCCGGCCGTCTGTGCAACTATAAGAAGCTAAAATCATTTGGTGTTCCTGTTATTGAAGATGCAGCACACACTTGGGATTCTTTCTTCAAAAAGAGCACTGAGCGTGGCGATTACATTTGCTATTCTCTACAAGCTATAAAATTTTTAACTTCTGGTGATGGTGGCATTGTTATCTGCCCGAACGTAGAAAAGGAAAACGAAGCTCGTTTGTTGAGATGGTTTGGTCTTGATAGAACCAAAAACGAATCTTTCCGTTGCACACAAAATATTACAAAAGCAGGCTTCAAGTATCATATGAATGATATTGCTGCCGCTATTGGTATGAGTAATATTCCTGAAGCTAGAAAGTCTGTTCTCAAGTCGCGCAAGAATTCAAGGTACTTGATTACAAACATCAAGAATGATAAAGTAATTTTGCCAAAGTTTGATTCAACAACTTCATTCTGGCTTTTCAGTATGCACATTAAGGAAGGTAAAAAAGATGATTTTGTGCAACATTTGACTCGCAATGGTATTGCATCTAGTCCTGTTCATTTCAGAAATGACTTGTATGATAGCACAGCACCTTTTAAAGAAGGCGATCTACCTGGAGTCACAAGCTTTACTGAAACGCAAATTTGTATTCCTAATGGTTGGTGGCTGACACAGACTGAGCTTGATCATATCGTAACTACAATTAACGGGTTCTAATGAAAACTATATTCATAGTGCCTTCATGCATCAACTCAAAGATTGGTGCTCTTGATTTTGAAACAAGGTATAGACTTTCGTTTGATACGTTCAATACCATTCGTAAGCAAGTAGAAAATGCAACGATCATATTCTGTGATAGTTCTATTGGTGGACTATCAGAAGAAAAGAAGAAAGAACTTACTTCTAATGTTGACTATTATCTTGACTACAGTGAAGATCCTATAGCACAAAAATTCAATGATCAAGGACTAAAAAGTTTTGGTGAGGTTTATCTTTTAAGAAAAGGAATCGAATTTGCAAAAATAAAACTTGATCTGGAAGAACCAGGTAGAATGTTTAAGCTTGGCGCAAGATACTATCTACTTGATTCCTTTACTATGAGCGATTATAAAAATACCGAAGATAAGTATGTGTTTAAAAAGAAAGTTGAAAGTTGGATGGACAAAAACATTAGCGACAAATACAATTCAGCATATATGTTACAAACACTTCTGTACTCATGGAGCTTCTCTTTAACCGATGAGTATCTTCAGATATTGGATAATATAACAGACACAATGATGATGGGTTTTGATACCGAACATGCACACTTCTTAAATATTCCTAAGGAGAAGCTGTTAGAATATGATAATTTAAATGCAGCAGGAAATGTTGCTGGCTACACTAATGCTTATTATGTAGAACATTGACATGAATAATTCCATTTGTAGAAAGGTATGTGAATATGAAGACGATCAAAGAATATGCAGAGGATGCGGCCGCACGGCTGAGGAGATCACCGAGTGGTTCTACGCCACCAAAGAACGGAAAGTTGAAATCGCAAAAGCCGCAAGGAAACGTTCCAAAGCCGCCAAGGAAGCCAACGAGCAGAGGCAGATGATTTCGCTTGACTTGATCTAGTTTCCGTAGTATAGTATACAAACTAACAGACACACAGAGGAAATCAGATGGCTAGAGTTATTACCGAAGTTGAAGTTGAAGTCGATCTTGACGAGTTTGATGATCAGGAATTGATTGATGAAGTAGAAGCACGAGGCTTCTATGTTAGCGATGCTGATCATAACGATATCGTAGCGATTGAGTACCACTGGAATCGTGGTGATAAGAAGGAAGCTCTTGTTCTCCTTGAAAGAAAATTTCGTGAGTTGCGTGGCATTTCACAGTTAGCAGACTAAATACAAATATCGCGGGGTTGGTATATGGGTTGTGCCCCAGCCTTCCAAGCTGTAGAAACGGGTTCGAGTCCCGTATCCCGCTCCAATTTTTCATTATGAGGTGACATTATGTCCATTTGGTATATCATTCTTTTTACAGTTCTGGCTGACGGTAAGGCTACCGTTGATACCAGATATCCTAACACTCCCGAATACAATAACGAGAAGACTTGTAATGAAGTCGGCAACTTCCTTATGGATGAAGAGCAGACTAAGATTGGCACTAATGCTGGTATTGTCTATTACATTTGTAAGGAAATTACTAGCGAAGAAATCAACAAGGCAACTGGCAAGACTGGAAGCGGCACCTAATGGATAACTTTACTTTAGATGAGTTCATTGAGAATGAAGATGGCAGTGCGAC